GGGACCTCGATAATTGTGGACCGTGGGGATGGAACGCTTCACCTTGGGAGGGACGACGGTGCGGTGGCCGCCCAGCACTTCCTCTCCTCGGCCCTCTCCCACCATCAGGTAGCCAAGGGCCTCCGCGACGTGGGAGAACTTGTTCTTCAACGGCTGGTCCTGATAGCGGTTCTCGCCGGTCACCTGCACTCGCTTGAAACAGTATCCGCCGGCCAGGGCCTTAATCAAGGTTGATGCATCGGGGTGGATGGCGAGCGCTGGTCGACCTCGGAGAGTAAGCGTCGTAAGGCTCTTTGCCACCGCTTCTCGGCGGATGAGCCAATCGTTTGTATAAGTAGGGTCAGCAGGGACTCCGTTTGCAGCGAGAACGTCAACCGGCGTTCGTTCGTCCACCTGGCTCCGCTGCATTCCAGCCGGGTCACAATGTCCCCGACTCGTATATCCAGCAAAAGGTGCTCGGAGCAATTTTTGTTTGAGCAGTTGGGCGAAACGGACAGCTCCATGGTTTTCGGTAACGATTTCTCCGAGGACTTGAATTTGTCCATCGGTATCCTCCTGGGCGATGACCGTGGCCGGAGTCAGCCCGAAGTCCACCCCGAAGAGGATGGTGTTCTGGGGGTTGGGGTACCATTTGAGGGAGGGGTCGACGTGGACCGACTCCTTGAACTCCGGGAAGACGGGTTTGCCATCGGAGACGTAGCCGAACTGCCCGTCGATGTGGATTTTAATCCACTCCGGCGTTTTGCCGACCGCCATCTCGTCATAGTATTTTGGGGGAAGGTTCTTGACGTTCTCTGCGGCTGGAGTGCGTCCCCCGGGTTGCCGGAAAATCTCCCAGCCGGTGAAGTCGGCGGGCTGCCCGTCCTCGTCTACTCGCTCCACGAAGCAGCGGTAAATCCAATGGTCAACATCAGGAGGGTTGGTATCCATCCAGATTCCGCGCCAAGAACATCCGCCGAGTAGAGGACCAGGGTACCGACCGATGCGACCAGTAAGCACGTCGATGACACCCTTAGGAAGCTCCTTAGCTTCATTTATCCAGGCCCAGGTGATTTCGAGGGAGAGCAGCTTGGCGATGTCCTGAGGAGTATCCAGGGCGCGGAAGAGGACCTCCATCTCCACATCGTTGAAGCGGATGAGCACCGAGTTGGAGGCCTCGTGCCAGTCGGCTTGTAGGCCACGGGGTATCCACTCCTCGAACGTCCGCCGGGTGGTGTCGGAGAGTTCACGATAAGTGTTACGGATGATGACTCCCCGTGTACGGCGGATGCCGTCCGGAGAGGGGGCCTGGCGCTGCGCACGGATGAAGGCCTCCATGGAGCAGGCAGAGGACTTGCCAGAGCCATAGGGGCCCACCAGGAGCCTCACCCGGGCATCCGAGCGGTGGAAGCGGGCCAGGGTGGGGGCGGCCCGGTAGGTGACCTCGCTACTCGGGTTCGGCATCTACGACGTCTTCCTCTCCAGAGAGGTCGATGTTGAACACCACGTGGGTGCTCTGGACGTTGGCCTGCACCTCCATCGCCCGGAGCTTGGGGGCCACGTAGTTGGACACCTCGGACAGCGCTCGGACCGCGGTGGCCAGGTCGTCATCCCGTTCCGCCTTGTCTGCCAGGGAGAGGAGCTTCAGGCGAGGGTCGCCATACATCTCGATGGCTTCCTCGAACTGACGGTCCAGGGTGGCTCGGTGGAGTGCGGTCGCGTCCTCAGGAGGGGCTGGTAATGATTTCCGTCGGGGCATGACCGGTGAGTATACAGACTTCAGATGTAGGGGAGTGTCGGACAGTCAAACAAGTCGGAACCATTCTCTCAAAGTGGGGGCAAACCCAACAATCCAAAAACGATTTCGGGGGGTCCCCCCTCTCTACAAATACGCCCAAGCCCATGGGGGTGGGTCGCGCCGCGTGTTCACGGCTTGTCCCCATGCCCTAGGGAGCCAACAGGGCCCAGGAAACATGACGTGTAGAGCAGGTGTTGCAGGTTGAGCATCAGACTGTGTGACCAGAGTGACCCTCAGTGTGACCGCTAAGTGCATGTTATTGTTCTACTAGTCACTCTGGTAACACTGGTAACACATAGCAGGGCAAGTTGAGAGAATATTTTTCCCCAACGGACTTGAAACGGATGTAGGCAGTGTGACCAGTGTGACCCCTGAACGATATCAAGGGGTTATCGGTAACGCTTCCAAGGCTCAGTGTGACCAAACCCGGAAAACCCGTGTGCGGATGACGCATATCCAGCTCAAACCCCGGAAAACCCGTGTTGCGTGTCATGCATATCGCTCTGGCCCCCGCGCTCAGGCACGCATGCGCACGCGATTTGAGCCGCTGAGGAAATTTTCCCCAGGCTGAGGAATTATTCCCCACAATTCATTTTCCACAATCCTGTCAACACGTTAAATCAATTTTGGAATTGAATTCCACTCAGCGTGCGCTGATTAATTCCCCAGCACACAAAGTAAAAATCAACAAATCCAATTGTTTGCCGCTTGGCACGTTCGCTGCTCTGTTTGCCTGGCATGCACACCGAACCCACCGTCGCCTCGCTCGTCGCCATCATCAAGGCTCATCACCCGGGCCCTGAGCACAAGCTGCTGACTGCTCTTTCCCGAGCGCTCGGGGGACTGCCTGAGGACCTCATCCTGGCCTGTCTCCTGGACATTGGCCTGGACGATGGCGGCGTTATGGTTGCTCATCAGCTGCTTCGTGAATTGAACGGCTGAAATGGCTTGACCGGCCTAACCGGTCCAAGGCCCACGGGGATTGGCCACCCCAACAACGGAGCAGCACATGAAGACCAAGCGTTGCTACCATCTCCCCACGGACGACGACCGAGACCTGCCTTGCGTGCAGTGCTACACAGGCGACGACACCCCTACTCGGCTCCTCCAGACCCGCCGCATTGCTCTGTTGCGGCCGAACCCGCTGAACGCCGCGGAAGTCAATCGGCTGATTGACAACCTGGACCGCGCGCTAGACGAGTACGCGGCCTAGCCATGGGATTCTTCACTCTGGCCATTTGGCTGACGCTGCACCCGCCCATCCGGCTGCCCATCACGGACCAGCAGTTCGTCGACTGGTCCGAGCGCTGCGAGGATGCCGGTGGCCACCCCGTGCAGGACTCGCACGACGGCGGCTGGGATTGCTTCGACGATGACCAGGACGGGGACGAGCCCGTCGTGCTGGACCTGTAACGCCTACAGAGCGCACGAGCCTACCCACCTCGTGCTCTCGATAGGCAACTTGACAACAAACCGGTCAAGTGCTACAATGCCCATCGTTTCCCGTCGCACCTTGCAGTTCAACCCACACAACGGAGCCGTACCATGTATTCCATGCTTATCGCAGCGCTGCTGTACACCGTGTCCCCGGAAATCGAGGCCGCGCAGGCCAAGGTCAAGGCGGCCCAGGCCGAACTCCGGGTTCTCCGGGCCAAGGAGAAGCTGGTCAAGGCCCACGAGCGAACCGTCAAGGCGCAGGAAGCGGAAGCCAGACTCGTCGAGCAGACCAAGGAGGGCTGACCATGGGATTCGCCATCGAAGTGTTGGTCTCGGGTGAGACCACGTGGCCCAGAAACGGGTGCGTGTACCAGACCCGTGAGGATGCGGACGCCAGTGGGCGAGACTTGCTGTCCCGCTGGTACGCCGCTCGGGAGTACCGCGTCATCACGGTGCCCGAGGAGCCGAACCAGGACAAGGCCACCATCTACGGGGCTGGCCACCGGGTGAAGCTGTGAAGCTCTTCCGAGACCTGAGCGTGGAGGAGCAAGAGCGGTTCCGCCAATGGGCGCGAGAGAATTACAAGCCTCTCACCCCCATCAGTGGAGTCTGGCATCCCGTGGTTCAGGATGAGTGCCGGCGCATGAACCAGGAGACCGGGCAGAACGTTAACTTCGTCGCTGGGCTGTAGCACAGGGGGGCCAAGGGATTCAGTCGCAGCCGCCTTGGCCCTCCGATGCTGCAACGGAGCAGCGTAGGAGGCAGACCATGGATATCAACGGTCGTGAATGGCACACCCACGCCAGCAGCGGCAAGGTGTATCGAGTACGCCGCTCGGGCAAAACACAACTCTGGAAGACTCGCCCGGGGGAATTCAAAATCCCGGTCAAGTTTGGGTTGTATCAGTCTCTCTACCTCACCCACGAGAATGCCCATGAGTGGAACGACGGGTCAGAGTGCAGCGAGGGGTGTGAGAAGAAGGGAGGGCCTAAGTCATGACTCCGGAACAGTGGCAATTCTTTGCGGACCAGGGACTGATGCGTGTTCGCTACGAGTCTGACCCCGAGCCTTACGATGATTCGTACATCGACACCTGGGATTTGACCCCCGAGGAAATCAAAGAGGAAAAGCGTAAGACCTGGCGCATCATTGAAGCCTACGGGGTGTGGGGTCTCATCGGCGAATACCGAGTGAGCACCGATTCTCCATGGGTCCAGGCCTACAGCGTGTGGGGATGCATCGGACGGGATTCCCCAGATTACGAGGAGGATGCTCGCAAAGAAACTTACAACGAATTTCGGAGGCTCTAACCATGGCCTATTT